AGGCAGCCCGTCACGACGACCAGCACGGTCAAAGGTCATGCCGTCGTGAGGGTGAAGTGTCGGCTCCAGATCATCAACCCCGGCCCCTACTCCGCAGGTTCCGGCCTATCCTGTTGATTATTGGCCTTGCGCGAAGGTCAATTCGTGCGAACAATCGAAACGTGACGCGGCTAGAGTTTAAAAACTTGGTGCTTTGGGGGACTGCCAATCAGCAGTCTACGACCGCCTCCAACATGCTGCACCAGAGCATGGCTGCCGCGACCAACCTCGCGTATCAGACAGCGTGGAACTCCCCGAAGTCCGACGTTTACCGGACCCGGGACTTCACGATCTCGACTGTCGTCTCCCAGTTCAGCTACACGTTGCCCGCCGAGGTGATGGAGGTTGCGGCCCCTGTGCAATGCGCGGGGTTGCCGCTCACGGAAATTCAAGAGGAAGGCGATTTCTTTGGGCTCAACGCTCGATTCGGGCTGGATCTAGCAACCACTGGGACGCCTCAATACTACTTTTTGAAGCCGACCAACGCCGTCCACACGGACGCCGAGGCGATTACGCTCACGATGTTGCTCGCGCCGACACCGAGCGCCATCCGCACCATCGACTACAACGCCAACGTCAAGGCTCCGCGCTACTCTGCGTGTGACCTCGAAGACGATGCGGCCGTCATGCACGGGATGAATGGATACATCGAACTCTACATCCTCCCGTTGGCCAAGGAGTCGATGATGGCCACGGCCAACTTCTACCGCCAGGACATCGCCGCGCAGATCACCCGAGAAGCTGAAGCGGCCCGCGCGGGGCTTGAGATCATTCAACCGGCATCGGCCAAGCGGGAGGCGGCATGACATCCACGCAAGCCATCCAGAGCGTCCTTGACCTCACGGACATCAAGTCCTTGGATGGCGCGTCCATCAATCACCGCTTGATCCTCGCCAACGCTCTGACGGCATCGGTTCAGCTTTGGTTTGAGCTGGCTCCGTCGATCTACAAGCGGACCCGGGCGACGTTCGCCACGACCTACCCGCAAACGGTGACGTGCGTGTTTGAGCCGGGCGGCAACACGGCTAGCGCCGAAGTCTTCACGGATGCAATGCGCGGGTCCACGGTTCTCATTGCGGGCGACAACACTTGGAACGAGGTGGTTGACCGGTCCACCGTCCTCTATCCGTATCGCGGCACGGCCAACAGCGTCAACGCCGTGGTTTACGGCGATTGCTGGACGTTCTTCGACTTCGCCGTGGAACGCATCGCGGGAGACGTGGAATACCAGACAGGAGACGGCAAAATCGGGTTGCTTTCACCGCGCGAGACTGGCCGCCGTCAGCTTCACTCCCATCATTCGAGCATCAACGCATTCGCCAACTACGGAACAGGCTGGGGATTCGCCGGAGGATCCGCCGACATCCGCCAGATTCGCGAGGTGCCGACCTGCTACACGTTGGAACCCGTGGGCGATTCGGTGAATTCCGGCGACCTTGACGCGACGATGATGGTGAGGTTGGACCCAATCCCGTCACGCGGACTTTCGCTGTCGGCCATGGTGGACATCCTGCCTCGAACCTACGGTGTCCAGCACGTCACCAACACGCCGCTCACTCTGCCGGTGCCAGACGAGCGATGCCAACTAACCTTGCTCCCTCTTTTGGCCCTCAAGGTGGCCAACTCATCTATCGGCACGGTTCAGCAAGCCAAGATGGGTGGGATTCAGGACGAAGCCGCCGAGGCCAGGAATCGAATCGCGATGTTGCCGAAGGTTCGGCACCGCACGCAGTCACGTCTTGCGATCAAACCCGGACACTAATGACCCGCAACGGCCAAACCCGCGACCCGCTCCCCGGCCTATCCCCCGGACCTGTATGGGTCCGCACCGGAAACGAATACCGGCCCGCACCCGTGCGACAATCCGAGATCGGCCAAGCGTTCGACACGGACGCCGAGGGCGTGATCCGCATCGCGGGATTCACGGGCGACGACCCGCTTTTCATCAAGGACGGCAACAACATCCGACTCGTTTAATCATGGAGACCACCACTCGAATCAAACTCACGACCGGCACCGGGCCGCGCTGCCTCAAGATCCCTGCCGGGGCGTTGTCCTGGCAGGTCAAAGCCCACGGAGGCGGAACGATTAAGCTCAAAATCGGGACGCAAACTGTCGTCGCCTGCTCGCCTGAAACCGGGTGGGATTCCGGAATTCTCCCACTGCGGCTCAACGATCCCCTGACTCACCCGGCGATCGTGGTGGAGTTCAGCGGCGGTGACGGCGTCGCGTCCTACGTGGCGATCGACGACATCGGGGTGATTCTGGAGTTCGGCGACACGGTCGCCATCGCAACAGTCACCGCGTAAACCCATGGCATTCATCTCAACAGGCGGAAGCGGGACCGTTGCGGACGGCGACATCACCAACGCGAAGCTCGCTAACATGGCGCAAGCCACGGTCAAGGGGCGGGATTCTGGCGCGGGGACGGGAGTTCCTGTGGACCTGACGGCGGCGCAACAAAAGACGATCCTTGGAATCAGCGCGTTTGCGGAGACGTTCCTTGATGACGCAGACGCGCCAGCGGTGCGGGCCACAATTGGCGCGGGAACGGTCGCAACTGGCGCAGTAGATAACGCTGTTCTCCGCGCGAATGGCACGGGAGGCGCGACGACTCAAGGGAGCCCGGTAATTGTCGGAGACGCCACGACCTACAGCTCTCAGGTCTATGTGCAGACCCGGGTCGATGATGGATCGACGACGAACATACATGCGGTTGTGAGCCCGAAAGGGAACGCTGCTTTTATCCTTGGCCCACCACCGGACGGAACAATCACTGGGGGCAATAATCGGGGCCAGTATGCCGTTGATCTTCAACTTCAACGAACAGTCGGCGCGGGGTATGTCGCATCAGGCAACTATTCGGCAGTGCTGGGAGGCCTTAGTAGTTCTGCAACCGGGGCGTATGCGGCTTCTCATGGACAACAGGCTGCTGCTAGCGGGTCTCATTCATTCGCCCACGGAAACATTGCAATCGCAAGCGGCCAATCCGCCGTGTGCAATGGGCGTGATTCAACTGCTTCAGGTGATTACACATATGCCGGAGGCTGGGGCGCCGTGGCGAGTCGCCGAGGGCAGGTTTCATACACCGCATGTTTTTTTGCTGCGGCTGGAGATGCCCAGTATATCAGGCTAACGGCCTGCACAAAAACCACCGGCGCAACACCAACGGAAATGCGGCTGGATGGAAATGCAGGAACGGCGCGAATCACCATCCCGAGCGGAAAGGTTTGTAATCTCCTCATCCAGATCACGGGGGCGAAATCAGACGGGACCGACGTTGCGAATTACACGCGACAGGTTGGAATCAAGAACGTCGCAGGCACGACCTCACTGGTTGGGTCGATTTTGTCGGTAGTGACGGACACCGAGGACAACATCCTGACTGACGTTGCCATCACCGCAGACGATACGAATGACGCGCTGGCGATTGCCGTGACCGGGATCGCTGGTGAAACGTGGCGCTGGTGCGCTGTTATCACCGGAGTCGAAATCGCTTACGGAACTTGATATGAAGACCTTTGGACTACCTGCCACGCAGACGCTCGTTTCCCTGCCGTCCGATGACAACGGCAACACGATCACCGACTCGCTCCGCCCACATGACGCCGGGGATGATTGGACGCCGCCCGTTGTCGTCCCACTGGTCAAGATCGACAAGCCGGCCGAGCCGAGCGGCAAAGTCGCAGAGCCAAAACTCGTTTGGTTCGAGGATCGCGTGGAACGGCAGTGGGAGTTAGTCGATCTATCGCCCGCAGCACTCCGCGAATCCGCCCGCGCCGCCCTCCGCGCATCATGGGCCGCGCAACCCTCATGGATTCGAGGCCCGTTCGATGGACACTTCCGGGGCGCTCAGGTGTTTCTGGACGCCGGAGACGACGACGCAGCCGCCGACTTGATTCGATACGCAGAAGCTCCAGGAGCCTACACCACGGAGCAGCTCGCTACGTTTGTGACACTCAAGACCACGATCGCGAACGCCATCGCCGCCTTACCCTCCCTATGATCCCCAAGATCCTCGCCCTGACGATGCTCTCGATTGCCGCCGCTTCGGCGCAAGACGGCTGGTATTCCGTCCATGCGTGGTATTGGCCCACTCACGTCCCGATTATGTTCCGTGACAGCGGAGGACATCGCTGGACTGCCGAGCAAAAGCGCGAATGTTCCGAGGCGATCACTGCAAAGTTCCGCTCTCGCACGAAGACGTTCGTCAAGCAGCGTGTGCCGGGCCGCGAGTCCATCGGTGACATTCACATTCCGGGCGTCGGCCCGTCGTGGCCCGTCTTGACGCAGTCGCCAAAGTCCGCGCTGATCGTCGTGGAAGTCGGCCAGACCAGCCAAGGCGACCCCGGCGAGGTCTACCTCCGCCCCACGGGACGCTCCACGATCCGCATCCGGCCTGATTGCGTTAAGAACGCCGTGAAGATCTGCCGTCACGAAGGGCGTCACCTCACCGGGGAATTGCACTGAGATGCCGCGCACCGGAGGACCAGAGCCAGAGTTGATTCTGCCCATCGTCAAGATGGGACCAGCGCCGCTTAACGTCCTCTCGCCGGAATACCAAGCTCATCAATCTGCGGCGCGGCGGGCCGATGCCCATAACAAGGTCGCCAAGGCGATCAAGGGGCTCCACGGGTCGCTCAATCCTTACCGCGACCAAGCTATTCGGATCGGCGGCCAGACCATCAACGTCTTGGCTCGCCGATCTGGTGACGCGGTGGTCGGAGATTCGCAATGGTTGGTTGAGATCAACGCGGACAAAAAGCCTTTTATCCGCGCCGGTTCATTGATCTTCAAATCCATCACGGACACCACCCCGGCGACGGTTGCAAACTACGACGCGGCGACAGGATGGACGGCGACAGATGCCGGGAGTGATGGTGAGATGGTCTGCTTCAAATTGACCATGGATGTCAACGTGGCTATCACCGCAATCAACCTCGATGTGCGCGATGTTGAGGCCGACGACTTCTACACCACGACGGAAGCCTCACCTCCGACGCCGGAATTCATCAACGAGCTATGGTTGCCCATCGCTTTAATCGGCGCGGTGGATGGCGTGGTGACGGTCAGGGCGCAGTTCGTCTCCGGCCCGGTTCGGCTCCGGCAGTTCGTCTGGGATACGTTCTGGGGTTACGGGATCGTTCCATGAGCGAGGCGTCTCCAGGTTGGTGGCGCCCGGATGGCGTCGATCTGAGGTTGAGGTCGACCACCGCCACACTCAACTACGAGGTTGATCCGGTGGATATTGCGCTCGGGGCGATCATTCCCGTCCGTCGCAACGACACCAACGCGATCTACTACCCTCTTGCTCTCAACGGGGCGCAAATGGCGGCGTGGCTCTGGGGTGCGAAGTCGTGGGAGATCACAGCGGCGGTCAGCTACGCAATGCCCGATGATGGGCCCGAGTTGGATTTTACGGCATCGGCGGGCACATACATTTATGCGGGTGGTGAATTCCCCCCGACTTTTGAGGCGCCGACAACGTGGGATCACGCTGCGCTGAGCGTTCAAGTTAGTGGAAGTAGCGACGCAAGCTGGACCACGGACACACAGGCAGACGTGACCAAGCGTCATCGAGGGGATTACCAACGACTCCACGACAACAGCGATGGTGATTACGAAGACCCTGGTCCGTTTCGGATCAAGCGGTTCAAGGCGGGGCCTGAGTATTACCTGGGAGGCCTCTTCATCGACGATTACCTTCCTGTCACGATCACCATTGACCCGATGAGTGGGCGCGATGTCAGCGCCAATGTCAGTGCGGACCCTGTGTGGCATCCAATGCCTCCCGCGTGTGACGGGGCGGGGAACTGGTATCCATGGTTAGGGCAGGTCATTGTCGGATTGAACGAGGGCGCTTCTGGGGGGAGGGTTGCTCCATGGTTGGCATGTCCGATCAACGAATCCCCGAACGCTTTTTTCTACGCCGCCGGGGTTCCACTCCAAACGCACACGAACGCCCTGACGCTCAAATTCGACGGAAGCACCGCCGCATCCTGCAACCTTTACTCGTTCGGTGATCCCGACGGATGGACGGGATACCCCGAAGGCGTGACCGTTTCCGTGACGCTGGACTGCATTACGGTTTAAGCGGCGGCCCGTTCACGCAATGCGTCGATTCGGAGGCGTTCCGCTTCCTTGGACGTGAGGCCGGATTGACGGGCTTCCTTCCGTTTGGCGGTGCGCTCATTGTGCCAGAGCTTTTGGGATTCGTAACGCCGTTGAACGGCTGGCGACGCCGGGACTAATTCCATTTGGACGGCTTCTGGCTTCGGCCTTGGCTTGCGGCTTTTCGGCGGAGTCACCGGCGCAGGCTCCGGTTCCGGCTCAACCGTCAGCGGAATTCTGGCCGACAAATTCAAGCAGATCATGCCTGCGTATTGAGCGACAAGCCAACCGGTAGTCATCAGGGCAAGGATCAATTCAAGGGCGCGGGCTTGGCTGATCCCAAGGACCGGCGCCCATTGTTCGGACCAGCGAACGAATTGGTGAACGCTGGCGGCGGTCGTGGCTTCGTTGGCTGCCGTCTTTCCTCGATCAGCTCGATGCTTGGTGATGGCCAACAGCGCATCGGCGTGCCGGGTGTCGGACTTGGCGAGCCGTTCCGTTCTGGCCTCCTCATTGGCCAAGTCAGCCTTGAGAGAATCAACAAGGGCGAGTTGTCCTGGGATGAGCCGATCATCCTCCGGGAGACCATTGTTGTCCATGTCCGTCGCCGTTTTGACTGCTGCCGCGATGGATTGACGGAGCCGGTCGCAGTTGGCGCGGGCCTCAAGTTGAGCTGGGGTTTCCTTGAGTGCGTCGGCCGCATCACGCTCCAGATCGGACAACGTCCGCTCCCAGGCCCCGGACTCCGCAGAGGCTACCGTGCGTTTGTCGGCTTCGTGAACGCTGACCTCATAGCCTGCCCGGACCCAAACCCAGGTCTGCGCCGTGATGCCAAGGAGAAGGACAAGGCCCGCCGTTTTGAGCCAGGTCCATCGACCGGGAACGTTGATCAGGAGCGAGGAAAGGACGAGATCCGCGAGGGCGAAGATGATCCCGGTTGCGATCGGGACCAGCTTTCCAAAGCCGGAATCACCCACGGCATGATTGCCGAGGGTTTCAAATCCAACGATCATCCCCATGACCGACGCCACCAAGACGCCGGAAGCGAACAAAAACAGGTGTCGAGTTTGCATTTTGTTAATAGATGCGTAACTCTAAGCACTGTTAGTCACCATTGCTATTGAAAAGTGCAGCGCCAGCGAAACCCGATCAAGATCCCGCGCATGGGATCGGGCCAAAGGCGTTGCAATTCATGGGTGAACACGCCCGCGCAGGGTGTTACACGGTGATCCCAACAGCGGACCATTTCAGCGCGTTTTCATCGGCCTCGTTGCTCGGGGCGCGGGTGCTGACAAAGCGGAAGTTTCGCGATTCAGGTGGACGGGTCTTGGTCTTCGGGCCGGATCGAAAGCTCCACTCGTGGACAGATTTGCAACCCGGACGACTGGAATGGCACAGGGCGTAATCGACAAGCGAAAGCGCGTTGACTATTCAAAAGTCAACTGGGAAGCGGAATACACGAGCGACCTCGCGAAGCGGTTCAACGTGACCAGCGCCGCCATCGCATCGGCTCGCAGGCGATACGCGCCGCATACGATGCAACTACGCAAGGCATCAACCTCGTGGGGGACTCGGGTCGATTGGTCGATGCGCAACAAAGACATCGCCCGGCAATTCGGCAAGCCGCCGAGTTCTGTGGCCATGATGCGCAGGGCTCACGCACCTGAGACGGTGCGGGTCATCTGCGTGCGATGCAAGGCGGCGATGAACGAATGCGGCACGCCCGCCCTCGCGTCGTAGGCGGTGTCACACCACAGGCGAGCGAGGGAAACCACGCGGGTAAAATCCGCACGCGCCCGCGCAAAAGGCGTGGACAATGGGGCCGGGAATGCAAGCCTCGGCCCTCACGTCTCCGCCCTACTTCGGGCAAATTGCTTCGGCCAAACCGACGATTGAGCGGCCTCGTCTGCAATCCTACACCGTCCCGCCCGAGCCGCTCGCCTCCCCAGTGATCGCGGAAGTCGTCGGGACGGATACGTTCCGGTTGGTTGAGCCCTTCCGGTTCCAGCTTCCGGCTCCTGATCATCGATGGGTTACAATCCCGGCCGGGTTCGTGACCGACCTCGCCAGCGTCCCTCCCATCTTTCAGCCGGTCGTCAGCAAGACCGACCTCGGCATCGTCGCCCCGCTCGTCCACGACTGGGCCCTCCGGTGCGGCGACCCTCTAGGCATCACGCAACAGATGGCCGACGATCTCCTTGAATTCCTTTGCGAACGCCAGCGCGTCGTCCCGCACAAGGCCCGGCTGGCGGTTCGTGCCGTTCGCGCCGCCCACTCTGTGGATACATCCGCCGAAAGGGTGATCGGAGCGCAATCGATCACGGGCGCGGTAGCCGGAGCGTTCCGGGCCGTCGCCCCGGTGGCGGCCATGGCGTTGATTCCTGGCGGTAGGATCCCGGCGATTCTCGGGGCCGCGCGGCTTGCGTTCCGTTTGGTCCAAGGTTTTCGGGCCGCCAGACGTCGTTGGACGCAAGGGTGCGTGATCGCACCTAGCGCAGCAATCTATGAAGCGATCATCGCCAGCGGTGATCGGAAACTTTCAACCGCAGACGAATGGCCGGTGCTCGGATTTCACGGAAACGAACGATGACGGAGCCGGGCCACGATCGAGTTACAACACTCGCCCACGAGTTGAGTGAGGTTGCGCAAACCGTGGCGCTGGTCCAGCAAGGGCTGACATCGCTTGCGGAGACCGTGAAACGCGACGGCACGGCCACCGTTGACGCCATCCGGGGCATCATGGCGGAAATCAAGAGCGTCCGTGATGAAGTCAAGAGCGTTGCGAGTTCCACCGGCCCCACATGGAGCGGGCTCGGCAAAGGAGCCACCATCATCGCCACCTACACGGTAATCCTTTGTTCTGCGATCGGGCTTTACGTGGATTCCGTGGCCACCAAGACGCTTTACGCTGAAGGCGAGAAGCGGATCACGGAAATCAAAGAGGCGCACGCAAAAGACCTGGCTCAGACCGAAGACATGATTCGAATCAAGACCACGCTCGGCATCGCTTTCAACTCCAGCCTCCCCCGCCAGCAATGAGCGCACGCAAGATTCTCCCTCCCACCAACGGCGACACGCTCGAAATTGGAAGCAGCGCCGAGCCGATTGCCTACATCAACGCAGTGGTCGTCAAGAAGGACGGGGCTGACGTGGCAACCTTGGCGAGCCCGACCTTTACCGGAACCGTCACCGTCCCAACTGCGGACGGGGCCGACAACTCGACCAAGGCGGCCAACACGTCATGGGTGCGCTCACTCGTGGCTGGGATTTCGTTCGGAACGCTTGGCGGTCTGGCGTCTGGCGTTCTTGCGTGGCTTCAAGATCCGACCTCGGCCAAGCTGCGGGCGGCCGTGACCGATGAGACCGGCACGGGGTCGCTGGTGTTTGCCAACACCCCGACTCTCACAACGCCAGTTCTCGGAACGCCCACGTCAGGAACCCTCAC